TGGTAATTCGGACTGCAAATTATTTCTAGCGATAGAAACTATATAGGGGGGTTGTGTAATATTATGTCCAGAATAGCAGACGTAGCGCAACATTTGAACTGTTCTCAGCAAGCTTTATCTAAACTGATAGACGATGGTGTTATCACAAAAAAACCACGTGGAAAATACGATTTAGATGAAGTGAGACTGGAATATATAAAGCATTTTAGGGCTATTGCTTCTGGTCGGGCAGCGGCTGGAGATTTAGACTTAGGTGCTGAACGTGCTAGGCTAGCTAAAGAACAGGCTGATGCAAAAGAGATGGAAAACGCTATAGAACGTGGTGATTTAGTTTATATTGAAATGGTGGCTAAAGACTTTGAGAAGCAATTATTAAAGGCTAAAACTAAATTATTAGCATTGCCGTCAAAAATAGCTGCTGAAGTCCATGCTAGTGCTAATGTTAAGGAAGCTAAGTTATTAATAGAAATGAACATGAAAGACGCATTAAGTGATTTGGTCGGATACGGTAAACAAGCAGCAGAGTGAAAAATTAAGGCGTAGACTTGAAGAAGTAATGGCAACGGCTTTAGCGCCACCACCAGATTTAACGGTTTCACAATGGGCTGACAACTATAGACAATTATCCAGTGAAAGTTCTGCTGAAGCTGGCCGCTGGTCAACCAGTAGAGCCGAATATCAGCGTGGCATGATGGATGCTGTAAGTGATCCAGATATAGAAAATATCGTATTAATGACGGCTGCACAAATTGGTAAGACTGAGCTAATTAATAATGTTGTGGGTTTTCATATACATCAAGACCCAGCGCCAATGTTGGTGGTTCAACCCACTTTAGAAATGGCACAAACTTGGTCAAAAGATAGACTTGCTCCAGCTATAAGAGATACACCAGTATTGTCAGAAAAGATAAAAGACCCAAGATCAAGAGATAGCGGCAATACAACTTTGCATAAGGTATTTTCTGGCGGTCACGTTACAGCTTGTGGTGCTAATAGTCCAAGTTCATTGGCATCTAGACCGTGCCGAATAATATTATGCGATGAGGTTGACAGATACCCAATAAGTGCTGGTACAGAAGGTGATCCAGTATCTTTAGCCCGTAAAAGGTCAGCCACCTTCTGGAACAGAAAGATTATTATGGTTTCTACTCCTACTGAGAAAAATGCCAGCAGAATAGAAGCGGCTTATGAAAATAGTGATAAAAGAAAGTTTTTTGTCGGTTGCAAAGATTGTGGTCATTCGCAAGATTTAAAGTGGTCACAAGTTATTTGGACTGACAATGATCCTAATACAGCAGAATATTCTTGCGCTAATTGTGGATCGTTATGGAATGATGCAGCCAGATGGCGAGCTATACGGGCTGGCAAATGGATTAAAACGGCTGAAGGTGATGGCAAAACTGCTGGCTTTCATTTGTCAGGAATATATTCACCATGGACGCCACTAGCTGATATAGTCAGGGATTTCTTGCAGTCTAAAAGTGATCCAATGAGATTAAGAACTTGGATAAACACAACTTTAGGTGAGACATTTGAGGAAGAAGGAGAGGGAGTAGACGAGTTTGATCTATTCCAAAGACGTGAAGATTGGGGCGATAATGTGCCTGATGATGTGCTGGTTATTACGTGCGGTGCTGATGTTCAAGATGATCGAATTGCATATGAAGTGGTTGGCTGGACTAGAAACGAAAGCAGTTATTCACTGGAATATAATGAAATATATGGTGATCCATCCAGTAAACAGCTATGGAAAGACTTTGATGAAATCGTAAGTCAGAAATATTACCATGCTGAATTTGGTGATATGCCAATTAGAGCAACTATGATTGACAGTGGTGGTCACTTTACCCAAGCCGTTTATAATTATGTGAAGAACAGAACTGGTAAAAGAATATTTGCTATCAAGGGTGTTGGTGGTGAGGGTAAGCCAATTATTGGTAGACCGTCAAAAAACAATATTGGTAAAATAAATTTATTTCCTGTTGGTACGGATACGGCAAAAGAATTAATCTACGCACGTCTGAAAGCTACTGATGATATGGATGGGTATTGTCACTTTCCAACCGATAGGAGTGAAGAATATTTTAGAATGTTGACGGCTGAAAAGAAGGTAATCCGATACTTTAAGGGTCGGCAAAGACGTGAATGGATCAAGATTAGAACTCGAAATGAAGCCTTAGATTGCCGTGTTTATGCTACGGCTGGATTTGCTCTTTTAAATATTAACATGGATGCAATTGCCAAACGAGGTAAAAATAGTGTAAAATCGCAACAAGGAACAAATGCAAGGCGTGTATTCAAGCCGCGTCCGAATAATTTTGTTACAGGATATTAATTGATGGCTAATTTATTTGACGCGACAAATGCACCAACTGAAATACCTAGAAGCTTTACCGTTGGTGATTTTGTCCAATGGAAAAACACGACATTAGGCACTGATTACCCAAACACAGCATATACCGTTACATTCCTAGCTAGATCAGCAACTGGCACAGCTAATGAATTTAGTGTCACGGCTACAGCGTCTGATGATGATTACCTATTTACAATACTTTCAACTACGTCTGATGATTATAATGAGGGTCATTATCATTACCAGCTAGAGGTTTTACGTAATAGCGATAGTGCTAGGATTATTGTTGATACGGGTGAAATAGATGTTGAGCCTGATCTAGATGTTTCAAGTGATCCACGCGAACACGCTGAAAAGATGCTCAATAAGATTGAAGCTGTATTAGAAAACCGTGCTGACGGTGATTTAAGCAGCTACAGTATTGCTGGACGGTCACTTACTAAAATGTCACCTGATGAATTATTAACTTGGCGTGATTACTACAGGCGTGAAGTAAAAGCTATAAAACGTAAGATTGATGTAAAGCATGGCCGCAAAACATCATCAACTATATTAATGAGGTTCTAAGATGGGCTTGTTTGATTTCCTATTACCACAAAGACAAGCCGATATAGAATTAGTTAAGCGTGGTAGGAAAAGACGTAGAAGTTACGCTGGAGCTAATCAGGGTAGATTATTTAGTGACTTTATCGGTTCTAGTTCATCAGCAGATAGTGAATTACGTGCAAGCTTGCCCGTTTTACGCAATAGAAGCCGTGATTTAGCTAGAAACAATGAGTATGCAAAAAGATTTCTAAACCTAATTAGAACCAATGTAGTCGGTGAAAAGGGTTTCACACTACAGGTTAGAGCTACAAATGATGATAGATCATTAGACGCTGCTGGTAATACAATCCTAGAAAATGCGTTTAAGGCTTGGGGAAGATTAGGTAATTGTGAAGTAAGTGGGCGTATGTCTTGGTTGGATTGCCAAAGATATGTTTGTGAGACATTAGCCCGTGATGGTGAAGTATTTATAAAGTTTGTGCAAAATAGGCGATTTAGAGACGGTTTTGCATTGCAGTTTATTGAAGCTGAACTGATTGACCAAGATAAAAATGGTAAAGCAGCAAATGGCAACCAGATTAGAATGGGAGTGGAGCTAGACGAATATCATAAGCCAGTGGCATATTATGTTCTTACAGCACATCCAAATGATACATTAAATTTTGCGGTGGGTGCTGAACGTAAGCATATTCGAGTACCAGCAAACGAAATATTACATTTATTTATACAGAACAGGATGCACCAAACTAGAGGTGAGCCGTTTATGTCTCCAGCAATAGCATCACTAAAGATGCTGCATGGATATAGAGAAGCTGAGTTAGTTGCTGCTAGGGCAGCGGCTGCTAAGTTTGGTATTATTACCACTCCAGACGGTGATGAATTTGTTGGTGATGATGAAACAGATGATGAAGTGCCTGTAATTGATATGGCTCCAGCTTCTGTTTATCAGTTACCATCAGGGCATGATTTTAAGATGATTGATCCAGCCCATCCAACTTCTGCATTTGCCGAATTTGAACAGGCCGTATTACGCGGTATCGCGTCTGGTTTAAACGTATCTTATACAAGCTTATCAAATGATCTAAAGGGTGTTTCTTATAGTTCTATACGTCAAGGCACTATAGAAGAACGCGATCATTACAAAACATTACAATCATATATAATAGAACACTTTTGTGAGCCAGTATTTAGAAACTGGCTAGAAAGTGCACTATCGTTTGGTGATATACCGATACCAATATCTAAATATGATAAGTTTGCTGATAACTTACATTTTCGTGGCCGTGGCTTTGCTTGGGTTGATCCACAAAGAGAGATAAATGCTCACGTAACAGCATTATCTAACGGTATTGTTAGCATGAATGATATAGCTGCAAATTATGGAAGGGATGTAGAAGAATTATTTAGTCAAATAGCATCTGATAAAGAAATGGCTGAAAGATATGGCTTATCGACTGCATTTGAACCATTTGGCGCTAAAGCACCTGTTCAACCAGAAGTGAGTGACGCAGATGAGTTATAAGCCGACTGAAGGAATGGTAACAGAAGCCCAACGCGGTTTAGATTGGCGATCTGAGCATGGTAGAGGTGGTACGGCTGTAGGAATTGCCCGTGCTAGGGATATTGTTAGTGGTAAAAATTTATCAGAAGATACTGTTTTACGTATGTATTCTTTTTTTAGTCGGCATGAAGTCGACAAGCAAGCTGAAGGATTTGAGCAAGGTGAAGAAGGCTACCCATCTAACGGGCGTATAGCTTGGGCTTTATGGGGTGGTAATGCTGGTTTCACTTGGTCTAAGAATATACGGGATAGAATAAAAAAAGATGAAACTAGGGCTGTAACTGATGCAGTGCGTAAAGGTTTAGCTAAGAAAGCAGAAGATCATAATAAAGATGTTGGTAATGTTGCGTCTAAACGTACTACCACTAGGACGCTAATATCTGTATTCAATCGCGGTATTGGTGCATATAAGACTAATCCACAAAGCGTAAGACCAAGTGTTAAATCGCCTGAACAATGGGCTTATGCCCGTGTCAACAGTTATTTATATGCTTTGCGGAATGGTAAATTTAGAAGTGGCAAGCATGACACTGATTTACTTCCATCAGGTCATCCGATGTCATCAAAGAAAAGGGATGTTACAATGGATGAAAAAAATGATACAATTGATCTAAATGAAAAAGGGTCTGAGCCGATGAAAAAGCGTCATGTTATAAATATAGAAGAAACTGAAGAAGCTTATATTGTTACTTTTGCCAAGCCTATGGGTGAGCAAACGGAAGCAGAAGCTCCGACAGAAGAAGAAAGATTTGTACGTGAAGATATGGAAAGACGCGGTCATTACATGGATGAAAAGGCCGTAGATATTGATGAAAGACGTGTAAAAGTCGGTGTATCTACAGAAGAACCTGTAGAAAGATCATTTGGAATGGAAGTTATAGACCATTCCCGTGATAGTATGAATTTAGACTTTCTGAATAGTGGTCGCGCTCCATTGTTACTTGACCATGACATGGAAAAGCAAATTGGCGTGATTGAAGGAGTTGAACTTGATGAAGATGCTCGTCGTCTACGGGCAATGGTTCGTTTTGGAAAAGGTGGACTAGCTTCAGAAGTGTTCAATGATGTTACTGATGGCATCAGACAAAACATCAGTGTAGGCTATCGAATTGATGGCCGAATAAAACGTGATGATGATCCTGAAGAATACTACAGGGTTGCCACCACACCAATGGAAATTAGTATTGTTAGTGTACCAGCGGATCAGTCAAGTCTTGTTGGTGTCGGGCGATCAGTTCCAGCAGAACCCTTAACTCAAACATCTGAAGGAGATGAAGTTATGACTGAAGAAGTCAAAAACGACATTGATCTTGACGCGGTTAAAGCTGATGCAGTTCGAGCCGCAAGAAAGAACGATGCTGAAATCTTGGCACTAGCAGCCAAGCATAATAAACGCGACTTAGGTAATGAAGCAATTGCAAGCGGTATGTCAGTAGACCAATTCCGTGGTAATTTGCTTGATGCTATTGGTGATAAGCCACTAGACATTGCACCAGCACAAGTTGACGCTCCAGTAAAAGAGCAAAAAAGCTATTCTCTTGGTAGAATGATCCAAGCTCAAATTACTGGTGATTGGCGTAAGGCTGGGTACGAGCGTGAAATCAATGATGAAATAGCCACACGTGTTGGCCGCGATGCAGAAGGTGTTTATGTACCTGATTTTGCATGGGGGCAACGAGGGCCATTATCAACAGCAGCGACTGGCGGTTCAAGTGCAGAAGTTGTATTTGATGATTTTGTACCAACTGAACACCGTGGTGATATGTTCATTGAGGCGCTACGTGCTAGACAAGTTCTAGGCGGTCTAGGAACAACTTACCTAAGTGGTCTAACCAACAGAATTAAAATGCCAAAACTAGCAACTGGCGCTAATGCTGCATTTGTAGAAGAATTAGCAGATGTTGGCGATGGTGCTGGAACAGACGGTGGTGTTACATTGCAGCCAAGAACAATGGGTGCATTTGTTGATATGTCACGTTTGTTAATGTTGGAGAGTGTGCCAGCTATTGAGCAAATAATCAGAAATGATTTACTTGCTTCAGCAGCCGACAGAACTGAATTTTATGCAATTCAAGGTTCTGGTTCTGGTGGCCAGCCAACAGGTATTTTGAACACATCTGGCGTAAATGATCTAGACATTTCATCAGGTACTGATGTTGATAGCCTTACATGGGCTGACATTATCAACCTAGTGAAGTTGGTTGAAGAAGATAATGGGATAGTCAATGGCAATGCTGCTGGCTTCTTATCACACCCAGCAGTTAAAGCTAAACTAGCTTCAACAGCTAAAGTATCTTCAACTGATAGTGTTATGATCTTGAATGACCCGTGGAATAACCTTTATGGCTATCCAATGGGTTTCACATCAAACGTACCAACAACACTAGATCCAGGCGATGGTGGTAATGACGCTTCAGCATTGATCTTTGGTGACTTTAGCCAATTGATGATTGCTCAGTTTGGCGCTCCAAGCATCCTAGTCGATCCATACAGTGGTTCAAAAGCTGGAACTGTGAGAATGGTTCTACACGCTGAACTAGACGTAGGTGTAAGAAACGCTGTAAGCTTTGGTATCACTAATGAGGTATCAGTAGCTTAATATTAACAGGTGGGGCAGCAATGCCCCACTTTTAAGCCAATGAAGGAAACACAATGAAAATTAAAGTTATACAGAAGTGTTTTGCTGGAACGGGTGAAAACCTGATGGCTGGTGAGGAATATGAAGTAATGGACAGAATTGGCCAGAAGTTAATTGACCGTGGTTATGCTGAACCAGCAGATAAGCCAAAGCCACCCAAGAAAAGCAATAGAAGTGTCGGATTAAAAACATCCGATGAAGAATTAGAAAAGCCAGAAAGTGATGATTAATGGCTATTTCTTTTGCTGATGATATTACCTTGCTTCTTAATGTTCAGGAGTTTGCAAAATCTGTAACCTACCAACGCAAGCTAGGTTTAGGTGATAGCACCATCAAAGGAATATTTGACAATGAAACTGTTCCTGTTGACGCTGGCGGTATAGCTGCTGTACATCAGGAACAGCCACGATTTACCTGTAGAACCACTGATATACCGAATATAGCGGAAGATGATTTTCTAGTTGTAGATAGTGTAAATTATCGCGTTGTAGCTTATATCCACGATGGAACTGGTGTCAGTGTCATTCAATTGGAAAAGCAGTAGATGGCACACGTAAGACGCCAGATAAGAGATAGGGTAGCAACTCTACTAAGCCAAAACGTATCGTTGGTAAAAAGACGTGTGTTTACTACTCGTGTACACCCATTCAATGAAGAAAACTTACCAGCTATAAGCGTATATACTGGGGCAGAAGCCAGTGAGCGCATGAACGCTGGTGTCACAGACGTTATCAGAGACTTGACTTTAGACATAGATATATATGTTCGAGAAACAAGCAAGTTTGATGATGATGTGGACGCAATAGCCGTCCAAGTCGAGGAAGCAATGGCTGGAGATTTTACGGTCAATGGTCTTGCTAAATTTAGTGTTCTAACATCTACTGAAATACAATTTGACGGTGAAGCTGACCAAATATTAGGTATTGCAAAGCTGACTTATTCAATCAGATATGTTACAGCAATAAATGATGTAGAAACAGCCAAATAAGGAGATACCGACATGGCAACACATACAGGAAGTGAAGGGACGGTCAAAGTCGGCACGGCTGGTTCTGACACAGCAATAGCAGAAATTCGATCATTTAGTATCGAAGAAACAGCCGACACACTTGAAACGACTAGCATGGGTGATAGCTCTAGGACTTATGTAGCTTCACTTAAACAGTTTACGGGTTCAATTGATGTATTTTGGGATGAAACCAATACTGGTGGTCAAACAGCTCTTACTGTTGGAGCATCTGTGACCCTAAATCTATATCCAGAAGGTGCAACATCTGGTGATACTTATTACGGTGGTACAGCTATTGTTACTGGCCGAACTATTAATTCTACATTTGATGGGCTTGTAGAAATGACCATTTCAGTGCAAGGTAGTGGGGCATTAACTGAAACAACTGTATAAGTAGGACTATGACACTTGCAAAACGTATCGCAGCTAAAAGGGCTGATAAAGAACGCGGTCAAGTAGATATTGAAGAATGGGGCGAGGATGATAAGCCCCTTACCCTATTCTTTAATTATATTACAGCCCGTGATATTGAATTTCTACAGCGTAAAAATAAAGATTTTCTGACTAATCCCACGATGTCAGGAATGGTAGAATTAATTATTAGAAAGTGTGAAGATAAAGACGGTGAAAAGGTTTTCACGCTAGAAGATAAACCTGTTTTAATGGGTGAAACTATTGGAACTATTGCCACTGTATTTGGCGCTATATTTGAAAACATTACAGCCGAGGAACAGGAAAAAAACTAAGGAGCGATCCATTTAGATATAGTCTCATTTCACTTGCTGAACATTTGGGTAAGACAATATCAGAAATTGAAGAAATGACATATTCAGAATATAATGAGTGGGTCGCATATTTTAAAATAAAAGAGGAACGGGAAAAGAATGGCCACTGAAAGACTTACGTTTGAAATGAACGCAGTTGGTAACGCTGTTCCTCAAATGCAAAAGGTTCAGCAGCAACTAGGTAACGTCAACCGACAAATGACGCAAACCACCCAAGTTATGCAGCGTCATACACGGGCTACGCAAAGGGTTGTTCGGTCTAATATGGGCATGACCCGTGGTCTAGGTTTAGCATCATTACAGTTTCAAGATATGGCTGTTCAGGCTTCTATGGGTACGGATGCACTACGAATTATGACCATGCAAGGCCCACAGTTAGCATCTATATTCGGCCCTAAAGGTATGATTATCGGTGGTTTAATAGCTGTTGGTGGTGCTATTGCTATGATGAGCAAAAGCGCAAAAAGCTTATCTTTTGATTTTAAGGGATTTTTCAATACCATAAAACCAGCATTTGAAGGACTTATGCCAATAATAGATGCTTTTAAAGATGCATTTAGATTTTTAGGCGATGTTTTTATAAAAGGCGTAAATGCTATAATAAATGCTAATTTAGTTTTGGCTTCTGTTGTCGGAACAGTGTTTACAAGAATTAAAAGTAATATGGAGAGGGTAGGCGTTGTAATAGAGATAGCTGTAAAAAAGATTAAGAAATTAATTCAATCAACAATAGATTTAGCTAATGTTGCTAGAGGTAAAGATCCAAAAATGCGCCGTGGAGCAATTTTTAATGGTGTACGTGAAGATCTTACCGAGGTTGACGCTTTAGCTTCAGAAATCGCAGCTTTGCAATTAGAATTAGACGCTTTGACTGCAAAAAGACCAACCACTGGGTTACTAGAGCAAATAGGCATTGATATAGATAAATTACCTACAGTAGATATTATGAACTTTTTCAAAATGGTAGATAAAGTTGATAAAGACGTAAAAGAGAAGATAGCAAAAAGAACGCAAGCTGTAGCAGATACTATTAAGTCAAGTTTAGAAGATGGCTTCATGTCGATTGTAGACGGCACAAAATCAGTTAAAGACGCTTTTAGGTCTATGGCTAGAGACATAATAGCTCATTTGTATAAAGTTTTAGTCGTGCAAAGACTTGTCGGTTCATTTGATGCAGCTACGGGAACGGGTACGGGAATTGTGGGTGCTATAATGAATAGTATACCTATTCCACAAAACGCTATGGGTGGGCCTGTAACTGGTGGTAGGGCTACAATAGTTGGTGAGCGTGGCCCAGAAATATTAGTACCACATAGATCAGGGCATATAATACCAAATAATAAGCTTGGCGGTCAGGGGCTTGTGATAAATCAATACAATAACTTTCAAGAGGGTGTAAGCCGTTCTGAAATACAGTCTATGCTTCCTAAAATAGTAGAAGCTTCTAAATCAGCAGTATTAGACGCAAGACGTAGAGGGGGCAGCTACGCGGCTGCATTTGGCTAATGGCTATATCTTATCCACTAGATTTACCAACTCACACTGGTATTCAAAGTATATCATTTAGAGCTAGAAATGTGGTTTCTGTATCACGTTCTCCATTTAGTATGGCGCAACAAGTCGTGGCTCACGCTGGTATGTGCTGGGAAGCAGATTTAACTTTACCACCTATGAATGAAGCTAATGCTGAAAAGTGGACGGGTTGGCTCAATGCTTTACGCGGTCAATATGGTACGTTTCTATTAGGGCCACCATTAGCCGACAGTCCACAAGGAACGGCCACATCATTGACTATTACGGGTTCTGCTGGAGATACTAGCGTTACGGCTGACGTTAATAGTGGCAGTGCTACGCTTCTAAGAGGTGACTATTTTTCATTAGGTAGTGGAGCAAGCACTAGGTTATATCAGGTGACACTAGACAAAACTGGTGATGGCACATTGGAAATCTGGCCATCTTTACGTGCAACTGCATCTACAGCAACTGGTGATTTAACATATCCTAAAAGTAGATTTAGATTAGCGTCTAATGAACAGAATTGGGATATCAGTTCCGATGGTTTCTATAATATTAGTTTTAGCGCAATAGAGGCTATCTAATGTCAAGAGACTTACAATCTTCGATAACAAGTGCTTTAGAAGGTGAAGTTGTCCAACCCTATATGGCTGTTGATTTGGCTTTTGACGGTGCAAATTTACGTCTTTGGACGGGTGTCGGTGACTTAACTATTAGCTCAAATACATATACTGGGGCTGGTACTTTACTTTCCATCAGCAATATTGAAGAAACGGCTGAGATAGCCGCTAAAGGCGCTACATTAGTTTTAAGCGGTATACCTTCATCAATCTTATCAGATGCACTTACTGAGGCTTATCAAGGCCGTCTATGCACTATTTATTTCGGTATTGTTGGCGGTGATAGTTCAGAAGTATTTCAGGGTTTTATGGATCAAATGATTATTGATGAAGGGCCAGAAACTTGCACTGTAACCCTTACAGTAGAAAATAGATTAGTAGATTTAGAACGTCCTAGAGTTTTACGTTTTACGGATCAAAGTCAACAAGCAAGATTATCAGGGTTAAATGTGACAACTGATAAAGGATTACAGTTTGTTGATAGTTTGCAAAATAAAGTAGTAGCTTGGGGCAAAACCAGTGAATGAAATTGGTAGATTGGGATAAAAGATTATTCGATTATATAGAAACAGTGCAAGATGAGCCTTTTGAATGGGGCTATCACGATTGTTTAACTTTTGCTAATACGTGTGTTCAGATGCAAATAGGAAGCGGTTTTTGTGATGAGTATTTACATAGGTACGACAGTGCAAAAAATGCTTTGGTAGAATATAGAAAATTTAACACACGATCAGAATACAAAGATTTTCTTGATGCTGTAGATAGCAGATTGACTAGAATATATACAGAATACCCACCTAGAGGCACTATAGTTGGGCGTGATATGGGTGAGGATAAAGTAGTTTTACCGATTGCATTTGGTGTGGTAGTGTCTGATTTAGCGGCTTTTGTTGGTAATAAAGGTTTGGTATTCTTACCCACAGAAAAGCCTGATATATTTTGGAGTGTCACATAATGACTTTACGAGCGTTATATAAAAGCAAGTCATTTTTAGACCAAATGCCATTCGGCCCTAAGTCGTGGCAGAAAGACATACCGCAAGACCCAGTTACATTAGTTGTATCAGCTATTAGTGCAGCGGCCACAACAACAGCATATTTTACCACATCTTTTGTATTTAGTACATTTGCAAGGCAATTTCTTATAAATGCAGCTATTGGCTTTGCTCTTAATGCACTTACACCAAGACCGTCTCTTGGTGATGCTGGCCGTGGATATGATGTAAATGCAGTTAATCCAGCAGCGCCACATCAAGTAATATACGGTGAAACTAAGGTTGGTGGTGTGGTCGTATATACAGAAGCAACTGACAATAACTTATATTTGCATAAAGTTATTGCAGTAGCTGGTCATGAAGTAGATAGCTTTCAAAAAATTTACCTAGATGAATGGGAATTAACGCTTGATGGTGATGGTGAAGTGACAAACGCTACTGACCCTGATAGCAATACAACAACAAGATATAATGGCTTTGTAAGAATAAATACCCACGTTGGAACAGCAGCACAATCAGCCGATAGTGATCTAGTAAGTGAAAGTGATGGCCACTGGACAAATGACCATAAGTTATCAGGAATAGCGTATATATATGTCAGGCTTAAATATGATGCTGATGTATTTCCTACGGGTCAGCCAGTTTTTACGGCTTTAGTAAGGGGGAAAAAGGTTTATGATCCTAGAACATCTTCAACTGGCTGGTCAGCTAATTCAGCCTTATGTCTACGGGATTATCTATTTTCTGGATATGGTTTGGACGCAAACGCCAGTGAAATTGATGACACTTTAGTTTCTACAGCGGCGAACATATGTGATGAGAATGTTACATTAGCTGGGTCAGGTACAGAAAACCGATATGAAACTAACGGCTCATTTGTAACTTCTTCACAGCCCAAAGATATATTGGATACTCTAGCCCGTTCAATGGGTGGCTTGTTATGGTTCGCTCAAGGTGAGTGGAGAATGAAAGCAGCGGCTTGGACTGCATCAGTTAAGACGTTTGATGAAGATGATTTAAGATCAAATATAGAAGTTAGCACACGTCATAGTAGGCGTGATAACTTTAATATTGTCAAAGGTACATGGCGTGGCGCTGGTAGTAACTGGCAAGAAACAGATTATACAGAAGTAAAATCATCAACTTTTATCACTGCTGATGGTGGTATAGAAAGTTCTGCTGATATTAGATTACCAATGACTTCTAGTCATTCTATGGCCCAACGCATCGCCAAAATTGCTTTATATAGAAATAGACAGCAGCTTACTATTACTGCTGACTTTGGGCTACGGGCTTTGGGCGTTCAAGTTGGTGATGTAATTAGCATTACTAATTCTAGACTAGGATTTAGTGCTAAGACGTTTGAAGTGCAGCGGTGGGCTTTCGCATTTAAGGAAACAGGTGAATTAATTGTCAATATGACACTAAGAGAGCTTACCCAAAGCGTCTTTAGCTGGTCAGCAGAAGAAACAGACTTTGAAAAAGATAATACCGTTTTACCAAATGTTTTTGACGGTTTAGCGATAAATAATCTTACTGCATCTGGTGGCGGTAGAACAACTAGTGATGGCACTTTTATTAACTCAGTAATATTATCTTGGACGGCTGTTAATAATAAATTTGTTGATCATTATGAAGTTGAATGGAAAGCTGTAGCAGATAGCGTCTATAATTCGACTACTACAATAGAAAATAGTATTGAAGTTTCCCCATTAGTTGACGGTGTACAATATACTATCAGGGTTAGGGCTGTAGGCTCACAAGGTAACAAAGGGGCATATTCGACAGTTCTATTTACTGGTGGCGGTGATACAACAGCGCCAGCCGTTCCAACTTCTATATCTGCTACTGGTGGCTTTAAATATATTACTATTGATTGGACTAATCCAGCCGATGCAGATTTAAATTTTGTAGAAATATACGAAAATACCGTCAATACTTCATCTGGAGCTACATTAGTTGGTATTTCCGCTGGGGATACTTTCACAAGGGCTAACTTAGGCTTAAATCAGACTAGGTATTACTTTCTTAAATCAGTTGATTATTCTGGGAATAAGTCAGCTTTTACTTCTGGTGTTTCTGCTACTACTACATATTTAGATGATGCGGACTTTGAAAATGGTATCAGACAGATTTTTATAGATGCTGGTTTAGATATTATTGAACCAGTTAGTTCACTTCCAGCGTCTGGTGATTATGTAAACCAGCAAGTTTTTCTAACCAGTAACAACAAGCTTTACAGATGGACGGGTTCAACTTGGGCTGAAATTGTTGCCGCAGTAGGGGCAAATAGTATTACTGCAACAGAAATAGCTGACGGTGCAATATCCACACCAAAACTAGCGGCAAATGCAGTCACATCTGCTAAAATTACAGCTAACACAATTACTGGCAATGAAATCGCAGCTAATACAATTACAGGCGGCTTGCTAAGTACTACAGGTATAATTACTAGCGCGGCACAAATAAATGATGCACTCATTACAAATGCTAAAATACAAAATGCGGCTATTGATACACTTAAAGTTGCTGGTAATAGTGTCACTATTGCTAGTTCTAGCAGTTTTGGCACTAATAATATAACTATGGGTCAAACCTATCTCCATACGTTAACAGTAAACATGCCCTATGCTGGTAATATTATTGCAATTTTTGACGTTAACCTTTTTGGTTCGGCTGGGGCTGGAGATACAGCAAGAGTTCGTTGTCTTATAGACGGTACTCAAGTTGGCGGTAGTAGTATCACTGGCAGCATATTACTTTCTCCAATGAGTTTTGGAGGGCAAAAATCGGTCAATTCTGGGAATAGGTATATTCAAGTTTATATTGATAATTTGAGTGGAATTACTAACACACCACAAGAGCAAACGACTATTATTGCGTTGAGTAGGTTTAGATGAGCAAGTTCACAATATATGATCCAGATACAAATGAAATCATCATGGTTTTTGAAGGTTTAGAAAGTGATGCTGCTTTAAATGGCTCTTACATTGAAGGTGAATATCCAAAAAATCAATATACTATCGTTGACGGTTCCCCAGTTAGAAAATCGCAATTGGATATTGATCAAGCGGAAACAGATCGAGCTTGGACGATACTGCGAAATAGACGCAACGGGTACTTAACAGATAGCGACTGGACACAAGCCTTAGATAGCCCTTTATCCGATAGTAAAAAAACAGAATGGGCTACGTATCGCCAAACGCTCAGAGATTTGCCGTCAAACACAAGTGATCCAAGTCACCCAAATTTTCCAGATAAGCCAACCTAGACTTTGCAACTGTAAAAAAATGCGTTACAATGCGTTTGCATATGCTTAAATAATGGAGTTCCCAAAATGGCAACATTTAATAAAGTTAATGATTTTGTGAAAAATGCGGTTCACAACATGGATTTAGAAAGCGATCAAATAGCAATCGCACTATCTAACACTGCACCATCTTCAGAAAGTTCTGACCCTTCAGCAGATGGCAATGGAATATTAGGTAATGTTACTCAAGTATCATATTCTAATTTATCATCACGAAATGTAACCACATCATCATCTGCTCAATCAAGTGGCACATACAAGCTTGTTCTTGCTGATTTAACGCTTACTTCTTCTGGCGGTTCTACAGGGCCGTTTAGATATGTTTATATTTATGATGATACAGTGACCACACCAGCAGATCCTTTGGTGGGTTACTATGATTACGGATCATCTTTGACACTGAATGATGGTGATAGCTTAACAGTTGATTTTTCAGCATCTAATGGTGTCATTCAGTTAGCATAAGGTGATACATGGTTGTTTTAGCTAATCGGGTAAAGGTTGCTACGTCCACAACTGGAACTGGCACTATTACGCTTGGATCAGCGGAAACTGGTTATCAAACATTTGCTGATGGTGGCGTCTCAGATCAAGACGTTGTTTCTTATGTTATTGAAGATGGTTCTAATTGGGAGATTGGACGTGGTATTTACACCCACAGCGGATTGTCTTTATCAAGAGGTGTGATAGACAGCAGTAGTTCTGGGTCTGCAATAAATCTCTCTGGGTCTGCTGTAGTGTTTATTTCTGCAAATAAAGATGAAGTATATCACTATAGTTCAGTTACTATCACAACAGACCAAACGCTTGGCGCTAATGTGGAATTTGAAACAGGAAGTCAAACTCAAATAAACAACGGTGTCACTTTAACAATCCCAGTAAACTCAAGGCTAGTTGTGAACAACTTTATAGAAAAAAGACCACTTTAGGAGATTATCATGTCATTAAAATTAAACAGTTCAAGCGGTTCTATAACTATATCGCCAGAGGACGGGTCAGGTAATGTAGACGTAACTTTTCCGCGCTCTGGAGTACCTTCTGTGGCGTCAATTAGTGTAACAGTCTCAGGTGGAAATTTTTTGCTAGATGGTACGGCGAATCAAAAAGCAAGACTTACACCATCAGTAACATATCGTTTCGATCAAAGTAATTCGTCAAACTCAGGGCATCCATTATTACTAAGCACTACATCAGACGGCACTCATGGCGGTGGTAGCGCATTTACAACTGGAGTGACAACTGTGGGAACGGCTGGCTCGTCTGGCAGCTATGTCGAGGTTACTCTTGAGCAAGATGCTCCATACGACTTGTATTATTATTGCTCTAATCATTCTGGTATGGGTGGCGGTATTGAAGTGAGCGCAAATAACTCCCTTACGGATTTTAGCGTTACTGCTTCAGCAACTGAGCTTAACGTATTAGACGGTATTCCATCCACACTTACAGCAACTGAACTAGGCTATGTTGACGGGGTAACAAGTGCGATACAAACTCAGTTAGATGCAAAAGTTGGCGCGTCTTACACTGGCGATGTCGATATTACTGGTGAGCTTCTAGTAGACAGCTACAACGAAACTTACGTGGCAGTCACGTCTAGCTCCAATACAACGACAATTGATTGTGAGGCTGGTAATGCTTTTAGCCATACGCTTACAGAAAACACTACGTTAGCATTTAGCAATGAACCAGCAAGCGGAACTGCATTTAGCTTTAGTTTAGAGATAATTCAAGATGCGTCGGCTTCAGGATATACAGTTACATTTCCTACTGAAGTTGATTGGCCTAGCGCAACAACTCCAACGCTAACGGCCACCGCTTCAGCAAAAGATGTGTTTGTATTCTACACAAGAGACGGTGGAACAAACTGGTACGGATTTACGGCTGGGCAAGCATTAGGATAAGCGAATGAGCACTAAGAAAAAACTACTGCAAGCGGCGGCTGGAACGGCAGCGGCAGCAAGCGGTTCTAGCATTAATGACGTTGAAAGTCTTTTCCATACTTTTGTTTATGACGGTTCGGGGCTTGGACAAACAATAAACGCCAACTTAAATTTGGGTAACGATACTGAGGAAAAAGTTTCAGTTTTATTAACTGGAAACAATACGTCTGATAGTGGGCCTAACAGTTTAACAACTAGTGTCAGCGGTGTTACTGTAGACACTTCAACAAAAAAATTTGGTACTGGTTCTTTAAGGTTTGATGGTTCGGCCACTCTCAGTGTTGACGATGAAAGTATATTATTAGGTTATAGAGATTTTACGATAGAGTATTGGTTAAGAATTGACAGCCTTGCGACGCTAAAAGGTATAATGAATATTGGTAATCCTAGCGATTATACCGATTATTCGGTAGGCATGTACTTTACTACTAGTGGCGAAATAGGTGTTCAAGCGCGGAACTCTCCTAACAATAGTGGTGGACGCAGCGCAAATACAGCAGCTAGTACAATTGCTGCAAATACTTGGTATCATATCGCTTTAGTCAGACAAGATACTGACTTGACACTTTATGTTGATGGTACGTCAAAAGCAACGATAAATCTTTATGATAATTGTTTTGGATTTAAGCAATTAGAACTAGGAACACATTGGGGAACAAGTGGCGGTGATGACTATAGATTTACTGGTTATATTGACGATTTTCGATTGAGTCGCAAAGCTGTTTACACTGGCAATTTTACTGCTCCTTCATCCGCACATTCAACATCTTTTACTTCTACTACTGGCGATGGTGGTCTGGTTTGGATAAAGGCTAGAAATAAGACCGATGGTCACTCTCTTATAGATACAGTAAGAGGCGCTGATTATGAATTAATACCTAATGATGCTGGTGCACAAAGTGGCGTTAGTCAAAAAAATTATAGCTTTAATAGCAATGGCTTACAAATGTATACGGCTGACGGTCAAGTTAATAATAGTAGCTATCAACATGTGGCTTGGAGCTTTTTAAAAAAAGAAAAGTTCATGGACATAATTAGCTATTCTGGGAATGGTGGATCAAGTGCAAACGAGCAAGCAGTCAGCCATAATTTGGGCGTCAAACCAGCCTTAGTTATCATAAAACGCACAGACGCAAGTGGCGATTGGTGGGTTTTGACTGACAAAATTGATGGTTCAAACGACTACGGTAAGTTAAACGAGCAAAATGCCTTTGCAAATACATCAAACAATGCTCCTAGTTCGACAGCGTTCAATGTTGGCGGTGTTTTAAATACGAATGGTGGATCATATATTGCATATTTATTTGCACATCATTTTTCGGCTTCAGACGATACTCAAACGTCTTTGGTAGGCAAAACTTTTACTGACGAAAACTCTAACATTGATAGCAGCTATCCGTTATCTAAAATAAATAATGGAACGCTTGATACTAGTAATAGCGACATGGCTTATACAAGCGGTGTTCTTGATGTGTCTTGGGATATGGGTTCGGCTACAGTCGTTAATACATATTATATTGCGCCACAGTCGCAGTCAGGAACTGTATATAATCAAGTCCAAGGTTTTACTGCTTATGGGTCAAATGACAATTCTAATTGGACATCAATCCAAACAGTAACTGGAATGTCAAACACTGATTATTACGCTGGAAAATACAGTCGATTTAAATTTACTAACACAACTGCTTATAGATACTATAGGCTAGAGACAGACCACAGTGGTGCTTCTATAAGTGAATTGAATGTCGGAGTAGCTCCAAGCACAGACGAGTTGCAAAGCGGTTTCGGTGAAAATGGCGATACGCCAATGATTAAGGTTGGTTGGTATCAAGGCGGCGGTTCATCGGGCGATAGTCAGCAAATTGACATTGGTATGAAACCACAATGGCTTCTTATTAAGAATGTTTATAATACTACGGATTGGCACATTTTTGATATGATGCGAATTTGGCGAAAGCCAGTTGGTCAGTCTGGGGATAGCCACAGTATCAAAACAAATACAAATGTATCTGAAGCTGGCATCGCTAGAATATATCCAACGTCTGAGGGCTTTGGATTTGAGCAAGAAACAAACACTCAAGTAAATGCTGGTGGTGACAATCGTTTTCTATATATGGCGATACGTTTTCCAATGAAGCAACCAACATCTAGCCGCGAAGTTTTTTCTATTAGTGATCTTAAAGGTTATGAGCCATTTTTTAGTGCTAATCATAAGGTTGATATGGCGTTGGCAAAACAAGCTGGCGCAACAGCCTCTTGGAGAAATTATGCTAGAATTTTTGGCGAAAAATATTTGCCATTAGAAGCAGATAGTCCAGAAGGCGCTGCAAGTGAAGCTGGATTTGACTTTATGCACGGCCACATAGATCAAAATTATGGTGGTACTCAGTCACATAGCTGGATGTGGAAAGCGGCTGAAGGTTTCTTTAATGAGATTTCATGGACTGGATCAGGCGCAGTAAGAACGCTAAAACATCACTTAAATAAGACGCCAGAAATGATCTGGGTTCGTGGAAGAAGTTTAACAGAAGATTGGACGTGTTACTTTGCAGCTTTAGGAAATACAAAATATTTACAAATTAACGGAACAGGAGCCGCTGGAAATAGCGGTACTGGTGGTGGTCAAGCTAATCTTTGGAACAATACAACGCCAACTGACACGGTGTTTACCGTTGGCACTCACGGCAGAGTAAATACTAGCGGTGAAAAATATGTGGCGTATGCTTTTACAAGTTTGGATGGCGTTGCAAAATGTGGTTCTTACACTGGAACAGGAAGCACAATTAACGTTGATTGTGGGTTTTCTAATGGTGCAAAATACGTGTTTATACGTAATGCTTACCACGGAGGAGCTTGGCTACAATGGGATAGTACGAGGGGGATTAGTACGGCAAACAACGATCCATATTTAACCTTAAATACTACTAGTGCTCAATCTACGGACGCTGGCGCGAGAGACATCGGCCCTTATAGTTCGGGCTTTAGCGTAACAGGCACTGATAGCGATATAAATACAAATGGCAACACATATGTTTTCTACGCAATTGCAGAGCCGTAAACTGATACGAAAGGAATGATAAATGGCTGAATTTAGAGAGCGAACAACAGGAGAAGTTAAGTCTAAGGAACATTGGAAAGCCGCTTTTCCAAATATGGCCTTACCAAGCGTTTGGGGTAGTAATGTCTTTGACGCGATGAATATAGACCCAGTTTTGCCAAGTCCACCAGCCACCACAACACAATATCAAGTGAGTGTTACTGACGGTGTAAAGCAAGACGCAAACGGCAATTGGGTTTACAATAATGTTGCAAGAGACATGTTTTCTGACGATGATGAGCTAGGCACTAAAGCAGAGCAAGAGGCAGCATATCAAGCTAATCAAGACGCTAATACTGCGGCGGCTCACAGAGAAACACGAAATAAATTGCTAGCCGATAGCGACTGGACGCAAATGAATGACAGCCCTCTAAGCAATGAAGATAAAACGGCTTGGGCTACCTATAGAAATGAACTGAGAAATTTACCAGATGATGATGCTTGGCCTAACTTGTCAGATGAGGACTGGCCAGTTTCCCCATAAGGAGTAAGCTAAATGCTTGGCTTTAGCCCATTAGCATCAGCACCATTAGCCGATGAAATTGGTGTACAAGAATATCAAATTGGTGCAAATGCTGGTAGTTTTGCATTAACAGGCCAAGCTGTATCGTTCACAATTGTAAAAGCGGCTGACGCTGGCAGCTTTACTTTAACTGGTCAAGATAGCGAAGTGGTTGCTATTAGGCCGCTGACTGCTGACAACGGTTCATTTACACTAACAGGCCAAGCTGTGGACTTTGCTAAAGGCTATTCTTTAGTTGCTCCACAAGGTACATTTATTGTAACGGCACAAGGTATTAACAACCAATATAGCAAGGTTGCTGGTGTTGGAACATTCGGATTATCAGGTCAACCATTCGGCATAAATAGAAAGCTAGAGGCTGGCCATGTATCTTATTCTGTAACTGGTCAAGATGCAGTTTTTGGCGTCAAGATAGCTGGCGGTGCAGAAGCATTTGCATTGACTGGTCAAAACATAGCTAACATCGTAAATAGAACCACGGGTACAGGCTCTTTTACATTTACTGGTCAAGATATTAGTCTTGCACCTACGACAGTATTTAGCGTCAATAACGGAACTTATACGCTTACTGGTCAGGCTGTTGAATTTAATCGTGGTTACGCACTTATCTCTGACGCTGGATCATTTACCTATACTTTCCAAGATATAGACATATCGACAAATAAAACAGCTAACAACGGAACTTATACGCTTACTGGTCAAGATGTAGGACTATTTGTCAATAATGCTTTAGTCGGTGGTACTGGTTCATTTACGCTTACTGGTCAAGCAAATAATTTTGATCTTGCAGAAGGTGTTTTTGCTGAAGTAGGTAGATTTGTTTTAGGCACAGAAGATGCAGCTCTAAAAGTACAAAATAGATTACTTGGTGGTACTGGTACATTTACGGTCACTGGCCAAGCAAACGCATTTATAGAAACACAAGTTTTAACGGCTGATGTAGCTACTTTTACTCTTACAGGCGAAGATGCTTTATTAGATCCAACTATAAGTATTGCACCACAAGCTGGCATATTTACATTGACAGGATTTGCTGCTGGTATTGCAAACACAATAGACGTAAATGTACCGAATGTATTTGTACTAACTGGTCAGGATGCTACATTGACTGCTGGCCGTGCTAGACGGTTTGAATATGCTGGCGTTGCAAATGCAGCAGAATTATCGCAAGATCAACCAAATGATGCTATACTAGTCCAAGAAATAAACGAGGCCGCATAATGAGTTTTCATATTAAGCAAAATGATACTACTCCATCCATTAGGGCTGCACTGAAAAACGGTGATGGTGATGCTGTAGATTTAACAAATGCAACTTGCCGATTTCATATGAGGGAAATAGGTAAAACTGCAATCACAGTTGATGCAGCAGCACAGATAGTCACTGAGGCTACTGGGATAGTTCAATATAATTGGATAGCGGCTGATACTGATACAGTGGGTTCCTATCAAGGTGAATTTGAGGTAACATTCCCAGATAATACAATAGAAACATTTCCTAATAATGGATACATAAGAATAGAAATAACGGATGATATAGCATGAGTAAGCCAACATTAGCATCACTAGATAAGAGGGTAGTCAAAGTGGAAACGCAGTTAGAAGAACGCTGGAAAGAAACTATTACTAGAATTAAAAGGCTAGAAATGGTTATAGTTGGTTCTGCTGGCGCTATGATAATTATGCTGGTTTCTATCCTGACTAGGATGTAATGGATCCAGTTAGCTGCGTAGCTTTAGCGACAGGCGCATACAAAACTTTACGTGCAGCAATAAGCACTGGGAAAGATATTCAAGAAATGTCTGGAACTTTGGCGCAATGGGGCAAGGCTTTCTCTGATTTTAGCAATCTTGAAGAGCGTGAAAAGAACCCACCGTGGTGGAAGCAGACATTTAAAGGGAGTGATGAAGAAACTGCATTAGAAATCTTTGCTAATAAAAAGAAAATGGAGCAAATGCGGTCTGAAATAAAAGATCATATAAGTTTTACTTACGGGCCGTCAGCATGGAAAGAGGTGCTGGCGATAGAGGCAAGGATGCGTAAACAGCGCAAAGATGAGCTATACAAAAAGCAAGAACGTATAGATGCAGCAATTAATTTTGCGATTGGTGCAGTAATATTCTGCATTAGCGGTGGGCTTTTATTTTTACTTTTCTATGCTTTGGGTAAGTGGCAAGGACGCTGGTGATGTGGGTGTTGCTTTGGTTACAGCTAGTGAGTGGGGAGTTCAGTCATTACCATGTAGACAGTTACAGCAGTGAAGAAGCTTGTAAAGCGGCCAAAGCAGAAGCTAAAGTATTAGTAACTAATACCAGTAGTAAGGTAGTTTGCATTAAGATAGAGCGGTGATTTTGGTAGAAAGACGCGGAAAATACATAGTATATGACAAAAACGGAAAAGTTGTTATAATCACCAAAGATAAAAGAGTGGCGATAACTCACGCGAGGTCATTGAAATGAATGAATTAATACCTGATAAAAAAGCTTACCAGTTAAACAAAAGAATTATGGCTTATATAGCGATGGCTATGATGGCTGTAGTAACGATAGCAACCGTTATATGGCCTAGCCAGATGGCAGAAGCTGACAGCGTATTGATGGCGCAATATATAGCACTTAGTGGCTTAGTTGGGGCTTACTTTGGCTTCAGCGCAAAATCTAATAGTAGTATTAAAACAGAGGCTAAATCGTAATGTTACAGACTTTGATAGGGCCGATAACTGAACTGGCTGGCGGCTGGTTGAAGGGTAGGGCTGATGCTCAAGCCGCTACTGCAAAGCTAAAGCTAACAGAGGCAGAAGCGAAAGCGAAAATAATGCTCTCAAAAGAGACATCAATCGCCGACTGGGAAAAGATTATGGCACAAGGTTCTCAGTCGAGTTGGAAAGATGAATGGCTAACCATACTGTTTTCAATACCACTTATTCTTGCTTTTTGCGGTGAGTGGGGGCGCGGTGTTGTAGCTGAAGGTTTTGCAGCGTTGGAACAAATGCCAAGCTATTACCAATATACGTTAGGTGTCATTGTAAGTGCGAGTTTTGCGGTAAGGTCAGCAACTAAGTTTTTTGGAAAGAAATAAGATGGAAATGTGGCAATGGATAATGCTGTTTTCAGCGGTCAGTTTGAACACTTTGGTCAACTGCTTACGTTTATATTTGGAGAGTAAGCGGTGAAAATTAAGGATATGGGCTTACTATTTGCAATGGCTGTCCAGTTGGTTGCACTGGTCTGGTATATCAGTGGGCTAGTGCATGACATAGAACACTTAAAACAAACCGTATCAGCCCAAGATGAAATGATACGTCTCATAGATCAGGATGTAGATGATCTATGGACGTTCTGCACCTTTACTGAAAACAAATGGGCTGAAGCATATTCAAGCGACATGGTATATCAAAGATTATGCGGTGATAAAGAAGTAATGGAGTAACAAATGCAAGATAACTGGGAAATGTTTTTCGATATGCTGATTAAGCATGAAGGTGGCTTCACAGACGATCAGCGTGATAATGGCAATGCCAAAGGCGATGGGCATGGTAATGAAGGTTCTACCATGTGGGGCGTTACAGCTTGGAACTGGGCTAAATACACGGGCAAGCCAGCGCCAAAAGAAGTGATGAAAGCGTTGACTAAAGAAGATGTGAAGCCGCTATACAAAAAGAATTACTGGGATGTAGTAAAAGCCGATCATTTGCCGTCTGGAGTTGATATAAGCACTGCTGATATGTGTGTTAATGCTGGACCTAGTAGAGCCGCTAAAATACTGCAAAAAGCTACTGGTGGGCTTACTGTAGACGGTGCCATTGGTAAAATGACCATTGCAGCGGTACATGACCGTGATCCAAAAGAAGTATTGGACAATTACTATTATGGCCGTCAAAAGTTTTATGAAAGCCTAGATGATTTCCAGCATTATGGAAAAGGTTGGACAAGGCGTAATAAAGAGACGTTAGAATTAGCCTTGTCTATTGTTTGAATTACATAGTCTCTTTTATTGTCAACCCAATACGCATTGCTATCTGAGGAACAATTGCGTTACCTAATCCTTTAAGTCGGTGTATCCTATCTCGTACCCCATGAGCCACTCTACCCACGCTGGGTTCAGGCTCCCAGAAACTTCCGACACTACTCCCAACTGAGTGTTCTGCCTCTCGCTCCGATACAAATTCATGTTCTCTCCACTGTCCTTGTAGTCTCTCGCTGTCGGTGTCGGCCACATTGATCTTGCCACCTCGCTCTCCAAATTCGGAAACTTGTCCTTCACTCTGTTGTGTATGTTCTCTGCCGACATCGCTGAACAAGCTCTGGGTGTTGGCCACATTTGTGGTGCTTGCGCTTTCTCCCAAGCCTCCACTGTCTCTGGATTGACTTGCTCTCTCAGATTGCTTGGCCTTGTTCTGCCTTTGCGAGTTGTGTTTGCTTGCCTCTCTAACGCTTCCTTTGATCGTTGCGGTAGATGATCCATCGTGTTTGGTGTTGCCCACATTTCTACAGATGATCCAGAGTCTGTCTCTTCTGTGAGGTGCGTCAACGGCACAAGCTGGAACAATGAACGGCCTTGCGGCGTAGCTTTCCCCTTCCAAGTCAGATAACACTTCGTCGAGGCCCATAGAGACGTGCCCATAAACATTCTCGAAAACGCACCAAGAGGGTCGCTTTCTTTGAACAATGGAAAATATGTACGGCCAGATATGTCGGTCATCTTCACTGCCTCTTCGCTTCCCGGCTTGTGAAAATGGTTGGCATGGGTATCCGGCTGTGAGGATGTCGCAGTCTGGAACAAGTCCATCTGGGTCATTAGCTAACTCCTTTACATCGTCTGCAATTGGCACGTCTGGCCAATGCTTTGCTAATATCTGTCTACTCCACGGCTCTATGTCGCAAAATAACACTGGTTTACTTAGTTTAGCCCATTCAAAGCCTAGCGCAAAGCCGCCAATACCAGAGCATAAATCTACGTGTCTGAGAGTCATGGTCTAGGCATAGGCTTTACAAGCTCATTAGAAGCGTGTGCAGTACCCTTGCAATGAATTAGCACTGCATCATGGTGTTGTTCCATTATGTCGAACATGGCGCTCTTGGAGTAGCTACAGGCGTCATAGCTGGGAAATAGTATTTGATGTGTCAGTGGTTCACCTTGCACAAAATAAGTTAGAACCATGAAGGTGTAGTATTTAATCATTGTAAGTTCCTATAAAGTTGTTACTATCAATTCGGGGCAATAGTTTTTCCACATTTAAATATAAGAAAGGGTCTATGTACTTTTTTCGTTTAAGTATGTGAAAGTGTCCAGTTATTGCCCCACGACTTCTTTAATTATATGCTCACAGATAACCCTGATTGCATCAGTTTCAGACTTAGATGAATTAGGATTAGCGTCCATTGCTGCACATAATCTAATAATTCTTTGCATATAAAGCACAAGGTTTTCTTCAGTCACTGTATCACCATAAACTTATCTATGTTTATTGCGGCCAGTGCCATCATAATAGCAAACAATACAGCTATCCATTTCTCTTGCCGATCCATTTTCACTACTCTAACTCCCGTATATGTTTAATGATAATATTGATTTGCTCTATGTGAGCATCAGGCACGTACTGAGAAGGAAAAACAACTTCCTGAGTAAATGTACCATGATGCTCCAAAGCAAGCTTCAGATGGCGAACCATCTGATCTAATGCGACTTTAGCTTGGGTGGGCATTGTTTTCATTAGTGCAAGTCCTGTTGGTCATTGTCATATATGCGTTGCCACTTCTGACGATATGCTAAGTCACGTTTTTTTGTTTTACTTAGTTGCTCAGCCTGATCTTTAAACCAGTAAATATCATCAACTATATTTTCCGCTTCCGTCAGAGTTTGTAAGCCCCAACGGATTTTTTTGCGTTCTATATCGCCTCTTATGGGGCAAGTTCTAGTGGTCTGAGATACAGATATAATATCCACACCATTACTATCCTTAATCCAGCGGATATTATAACCACGATACTTATATTCTCTAATTAACATTGGTTTCTCCTTCTATCACACTAGAATATTCTAGAAAATTATAGAAGTCAAATAGATTTTTCTTGCATATAATAGAAAAGCTGTTAGGTATTCTAGATATGACTAAACAAAAGGTATCATGTATGAAACAATCAAGGCAAATTAATGTTCATTTAGACAGTGAATTAGTAGCTGGTTTAGACATATTATATGATAGGATGAAGATTACCAAAACAGCAGCAGTAACGATTGCAGTAAGTAAACTTCTGAAAGATTATGATATTCAGGTAGATAAACCGAAAGCTGATTAATGATTAATTCAAGAGCAAAAGGCCGAAGTTTTGAATTGCAAGTCGCTAAGATATTGCATGATGAACTAGGCTGTAAATTTTATAGAGACTTGGAGCAATACAGAAGTGTTGACCGTGGCGATCTAATCACAGATGATTTAGACTTTCCATTTATTGTAGAATGTAAGGCTTATAAATCTGGGAATAAATGTGATCCTGACTGGCAAAGACAAGCTTCTAGGGCTGCAATTATGGCCAGTAAAATGCCTGTAGTTATCTATAAATTTAATTACCGTGATATAACTTGCTCCTTACCTATGGAAGTTATCAACCCAGCATATGCAAAGTGTGGGTTCTGGGCTGATATAAGTATGGATGCTTTCTGTTATTTAGCACGGGAATATATGGGGCAAGAGCAAGAGTACAAATTTTAAGGAGAAATATTAATGAATGAAGCAAAAGTTAAATGTAAAAATTGCGATTATTTTGAAGCAAACACTTATGACGAATATTGGGGATATTGTAAAAGATATCCAACAAAACACACTTATATAGTTGATGGGAAACTGCATGAAGCAAAACGCAATTATAATATACTTGCAAACATAGATGATTTTTGTGGCGAGTTTAAGCCTAAAGGTTATACAGAAAAACTGTATTATTTGGGTGAATTTTAAGCATAAAATTAGGAGAAATAATGATAGACTATGAACTTACAAACAGACAGTATCATAGCCGTCCAGAACTTAGTTCATCAGACGGCAAAGCTGTTGACCAGCAAAGCGTAAAGCACTGGATAGCCAAGAAAGATAGACCAAGCGATCCTACGCCAGCTATGATAAAAGGCAGTGCTGCACACGAATTAATATTAACACCAGAAGATAACACGATCATCAGAGGGCCAGACACAAGGCGCGGTAATGCGTGGAAAGAGTTGTTAGAGGATGCAAATGCAAAAGATCATCTTTTGCTTACCAGTGGCGATTACGATGAAGTACAGGCTATAGCAGACGCTGTACTAAGCCACGCCCCAGCAATTGACATAATGAATGAATCTGATGCTATGAAGGAAATCAGTATATTTAATGATGATCCTGATACTGGTTTATCTTTACGTTGCCGTCCTGACTGGTACAGCCCAAGCAAACGCAGATTGATAGACATAAAGACAACTCAAGATGCTTCACCTGATTATGGTGGATTTGAAAAGCATTTCTATAAATTTGGCTATGCGTTGCAATGTGCTTGGTATGAGCAAGTCTTATACAATGAAGGCTTACCCGTAGAAGAGATAATATTTATCACTGTGGAGAATACATATCCTTATTGTGTGCAAAACTTCCGTATTCCGTGGGATGTAATTTCTTATGGCCGTGGACGTATGAGACGGGCTTTAGACAAAATCAATCGGGCATATGAAGCTGAAAGATTTACCACTGGCTGGCCTGATGAAGCAATAATAGAATTACCTGACTACTTACAAGGAGAATAAAATGTCAAAATGGAAACAGATACAGATAGCCGAGGTGGTGGCTCTATGGCCGCGATTGAACCAGCCATACCGTTTTAATAAAAATATTGGTGAGAAAGGTGGCAACGAACAATGTGAAGCCACAGCCGATCAAGCCAAATATGAAACGTCTTTTGATATGACACCAACACAAGCTGAAGCTGTTTGGAAAGAAATGAAACAAGCTTACGAATTGCACAAAGAAGCCGATTGGCCAGCTTTGACAATGCCATTTAAAAAGAAAACGACTGACCACGGTATTACCACATATGAGTACAAGGCTGCTAAGAAAGCCGCTTATGATGGGAAACCAAGTTATCCACCCACCCAATGGGATGCTAATGCAAATAAGTTACCACCTGATTTTGAGCTAACCACTGGGTCTAAAATCAATATGAATGTTAAGCTTATTCCATATAATACATCTTTAGGGCATGGTGTAAGCCTGAGACTGATAGCCTTACAGGTCATTACGCTTGCTGAACGATCAAGTCCGTTTGATAAAGTCGATAATGGTATATCTGATGAAGATGAAGAAGAATATCAGGCGTCAAGCACACCATTTAAAAAGGTAGAGCAGAAGCCAGATACGCCTTTTGGTGAATTTAAGCTGGAAGCTGAAACCAATAAAACAGAGGTCAAGAATGATCTTGATGATGAAATACCATTTTAAAGAAAAAGCCCCTAGCGCAAACTAGGGGCAGTTTATTCATACGAGCAGACAGACAAATATGAACTTACGATGAAAGCTTACAACATATGGAAATAAAAAGCAAATACCCTACAGCATATTGGGTGGAGTGGGGACAAAAAATAATTACAGATTTGCAGCTAAAGCAAACGGTAAAAGGTGAATATCATGGTAGTTGTGTAAATTGTGGCGGCAAAGATAGGTTCTGGATTAAGGACTATGACGGCAAAGTATCCGTCCATTGTCGGCAATGTAACGACTATCAGGCTATACAATCGGCTCTAAAAGCTATGCACTTGTGGCCGCAAGATGAAACAAATGATTATGACTTTCATAATATTAAGCCATTTAAGCCCGTGAAACAGCCTGTAGACCCAAGCCAGCCATACCATATAAAAAAAGGTATTAAGCTATATAATGCGGTCTTAGATAACGGTGATGTGCAATATAAGATATATAATGTAGATGGTGACTGGGTAGGCTCACAGACAATATCACCTAGTGGCAAAAAAGAATTTAGCACGGGCATGAAGATTGATGGTGTCTTTGGTTGGATGGGTGATAATTTAGAAGGTTTAGTCTATATCACTGAGGGCTATGCAGACGCTTGTTCAGTGCATGAAAGCACGTCTAGACCCGTTATAAACGGCTTGAATAGCGGTAATATTCCCAAGGTAGTCAAAGCTGTAAAAGATAAATACCCTAATCTGACGCTCGTTCTGGCTGGCGATAATGACGCTGCTGGGCTGAAATGTGCTGAAAAGGCTGGTATTCCATTCGTATTACCAGAAGAAGATGGCTTTGATTTTAATGATTTGCACCAAGCTAAAGGTGTCAAAGCTGTAGCAGAACGGCTGAAACAAGTTAAGTTGCCGAAGCCATTATGGTCTAAAATCGGTGATCTTGAGTTAAAAGAACCTGAGTGGATCATAGAAGGCATACTAGAGAAGAACGCTTTGGTGTGTGGCTTTGGCGCTCCAGCGGCTGGTAAGACGTTTGTAATGGTGGATATGGCGCTCTGTGTTGCGTCAGGAAAGCCGTATCATGGCCGTGATGTAGATGGTGGAACAGTCTTTTACATAGCTGGAGAAGGTCACAACGGCTTTGTCAGGCGGTGTAAAGCTTGGGCTAAACATAATGATACGCCAATTGATGATATACCGTTTTTTAAATCTAATCGTTCTGTGGTGATGAATGATGAAAAAACAGTAGAGCAAATGTTCAGCACAATAAAACAATTATCTGAGGAGTTTGGTCAGCCGAAGTTAGTGGTCATTGATACCTTAAATAGATCAATGGGTGGCGATGAAAACAGTACTAAAGATATGTCCATGTTTATTCAATCAGTAGATAAAATAGCTGACGAATTTGCTTGTACTGTGCTTGTAGCGCACCATACAGGGCATGGAACAAAAGATAGGGCTAGAGGTTCATCAGCTTGGCTTGGCGCTCTAGACGCTGAATTTCAGGTGCAAAGGGTAGGTGAATTTGACACTCATATTAAGTTTACCAAAATGAAAGACGCACCAGAACCGAAGCCATTGGCGTTTATTAAACATCAGGTTGAGCTAATGACTAAATCAATGAAAGCCGTGACATCATTGGCCTTAGAAAACGTCCCATACAATGAAGCGACTAAGGATGATCCTGAAGAAATCGTGCTAGAAACAGTCCAACATATAGCAGAACATTCTGGTGAAAAATGGGTAGATCAGGCGGCTTTGAAGCTGGAAATTGCCAATTCCAACGGTGTTACTAAAAGGACTGTTCATAAATGGATAGCTGGAATGGTCAAGGAAAAGAAGCTTTCCAAGCGTATAGATGAGAAAAATCAATCAAAACAATGGGTTGCTATATTGTGAATGATGGGTTGGAATTAGGTTGGAAAGGGTTGGAACGGGAAATAACCAAACTGTTGGTGGCTTGGAAGGAAAGGGGAAACCCTAAGGGTTCCCCTATTACCAGCCCCAGCGGTCGCGTTACCATCCATCCACATGGAACATTTAAGATTAAACGATGGGAGACGATAGAAGAAAAGGTTAATTCGATTTGCAGTCTAGAAGAATTAAACGGATTTGCTAACAGGTCTAAAGTAACAGGCATCCAGTTTAGGAAGTGGACTGAAAGAGAGAGACAAATAATATTAAATCGTAAATACGAATTGGAGAAAAATAAATGTTGAGGTATGCAGTATATGATGATGGCCTGAGAATTTGGCTAGATGGTAAGTTGATAGGAATAATACCACCGCAAGACTTCCCGTTTATAATGACTGATCTGATGGAGCATATTAGAAGCCATACACAATGGGTCACAAAATAATGGATAGATTGATTTACAGGGCTATATTTGATATACTTAGTTATAGTTGTGCTGATGGTTTCTGTTAAGGCGCGACATTATTTCTCCCCAATGGGCTTCACACCCATGAATGGTTGGCCTCTTTACGGGGTCAACTATTTCTGTTTAGGGTGATGTTATGGTAATGTCATTTAAGTTCACATCTAATTCAAAGATAGTAAATGCTAAAATGTCTAACATGGTGGCTCGACAAACACCGTTTGCGATTTCCCGTGCATTAAATGAAAGTGCAAAGACATTAATCAAGAAAAATAAACAAGATATGCAAATGATCTTTGATAGACCCGTGGCGTTTACCTTAAATGCTTTCTTCTTCCGATTTGCGAAAAAGGGGCAAACATCCGTCAAGATTAGGCGTAAAGATAAAGCAGTCGGTAAGCACTATCTAGAAGTTCAGGAAGATGGTGGACTGAGGCCACAAACAGGAATGGAAAAAGCTTTTGCAATGAACTTACCATACTCAGGATTATTACAGCATCTTGTACCAACTAAAGCAGCACCATTGAATAAGGCTGGTAATATGTCACAAGGCTTCAGAAATAAAATGATGTCAGCTATGCAAGTGGCGCGTGATCCACAAATGCGTAGTCGCAGCAAAGGAAAACAATTCTTTGTACCAGCAGAGACACACCCATTGGGTCAAGGACGTAGGGCTGGTGTTTATATGCGAACTAGTGCTGGAAATGCAAAGAAGATGTTAAACTTCATACCAAACAGGATTAGTTACACACCAAGATTGAAATTTGAACAGCGTATGAACAAGTATGCAAGGATAATTTATCCAAAGAAGCTAAAGGCGGCAATGAGATATGCTCTGGCAACTGCTAAATTACGATAAACTAGGTTCTTTTACGTATACCCTTGCTACGGGTAATTCGGAC